ACCACCATGGCACTGGCCAACTTCCTACGTTCCGCCCTCATCTCACTCGGCCTCATCGGATGAGCGACCCCCGGGTCCGCATCATCGGGTTCACCGTGAACATCGACGCCGTCGTCGACGACGGCGAAAACCTCACCGCCCTCACCGTGCAACCCGTCCGGTACGCCGCCGCCGACGCCGCCCTGTTCAACCTCGACCACGTGCGCGACGCCCTGCAACGCCAGGTGGACGCCACAGGCCTCCCCGCCGACACCCCGACGACGACCTAGAGCTCCTCGTCGTCCTCGTCGGCCCACCCGCCCGGCGGCTCCGCCCGGATCCACCCCTTCGCCCACGCGACCGCCAACGCCACCGACGCCACGCACCACAACACGAGGACCAAACCCACGACCCGCCACCCGCTCAACAGACCCCTCCGCCGTTCGGCCGCCGTCGAGATGCCACGCTAGTCGCCGTGCGCCTCGTCCTCACCCCCGACCGATGGGTCGACGCCCACCTCGACACCGACCCCGAGGCCCTCGCCTACTTCGCCGGCATCTCCCTCGCCTGGCCCGACCGCATCCTCGTCCTCCTCGAGATCCACGACGAGGGCGCCAGCATCACCGCGTGGTTCCTCCCCGGCCCCGTGAAACCCGACGGGCCCCTCTACGTCTCCCCCGGCCTCGTCGAGGGCTACCACGCCTGCCCCTGCACCGACTGCACCGCCACCCCCGAGGTCATCACCGTCCGCCGGCGATGGCGCCACCGCGTCCCCGCCTCGGTCATCGCCGCCGCTCAGACCACCACGTAGGCCGCCTCTCTGGCATCCTGAAGGCGATGCGTACCTGCGTCTGTCTCTGCCCGTTCAACCACCCCGCCGAGCGCGGCATCTGCACCGGCACCGCCGACACCTCGTTCCGCGTGGCCATCCCCGACGACGACTGGCGCGCCCCCTACGTCGGTGCCGGCGAGCGGACCATCCCCGCGTGCTCCGCCTGCACCACTGCCCGGGCCAGCGCGCCCCGTCGAGGCCGGCGCGGCCGGCCCCGCGTCGAGGCGAACCGGCCCTCTACGTCCTAGGCCCGACCCCGGGCCAAGCCCGGGCCGGGAACGCGACGCCGGTACGCCGCTCGTAGAGCTCGGCGAGCTCCCTGTTGTGCCTGCTGGCCCGGAGACAGCCGTACACCCCGGCCGCCGCCAACGCCCCGAACCAGACCACGCCCACGGCGTCACCGTGGGCCAGGCGGTCGAGGAGCATCGCCGTGGAACCCACCGCGAGGAGAGCGTTGCCGATCCACAGAACCCGGTTCTGGCGCCTCGCTGAGAACACCCATTCGTAGAGCTCCGGGGCCGCGTGGCCCGGGCCCGTCACGTCCGGCCCCGGGCCGAGGGATGCGCCGCCGCCGACGCCTCAAGGCCCGGCGAGGACCGCACCAACGCCACCACCCGGCCGCCCGCCAACTCCCGCACCGTCTCCACGTCGACGCCCGGGTCGAGCTCGTCGAGGACCGCCCGGGCCAGCGCCACCGCGACCGCCCGGACCTCGGCCGGCACCATCGGCGTGGGCGCCGTCGCCCGGGCCGCCTCCTCGAGCTCCAACACGACCGGCACCACCACCGCCCGGGCCAGCGCGACGAGATCCTCCCGGGCCATCACCCCGGCATCTCCCAATGCTGGCCGAACGCCGTCACCCCGCCCGGCGCGAACGCCGCGATGGCCAGGCCCTCGGCGAGACGGTTGAACGCTTCCGCCGTCCCCGGCGACCCCGGATGCACGATCGCCTCCTGATCCTCGGTCGCCTCCTGCACCACCCGCGGCCGATGCGGCCGGCACGGCCACTGAATCCGATCGCCGAACGTCCCCACGACCTGGCCGCAATAGCGGCCCCGCGCCTCACGGATCGACGGCGGCCACCGCCACCAATGCGCCATCCACAACGGCACCGCCGCCCGCAACGCCTCCACGAACGCGTCCCGACTCTGCGCGTCCCGCTCCGCCCGGCGCGGATAGCCCGTCACCGAATCGAACCGTTCCTCGACCCTCACCCCGGCACCTCCCAATGGTGGCCGAACAGGCGAATCCCGCCCGGCTGATACGCCGCCAACGCGATCCCCTCCGCCAGACGGTCGAACACCTCACCCGTCCCCGGCACCGCCTCCACCTCGACACCGCCCTCGAGCGTGCGGGCCGGCACCGGGCGCGACCGGAACATCAGCACGTCGCCATGGGTGCCCACCACCTCACCGCAATACGCCGCCCGGCCCGTCCTCGTGAACGGCGTCGACCCCCGCCAATGGTGGATCCACAACGGCACCGCGAACTCCAACAACGGGACCAGCGCGTCGTAACGCCCCGCCTCGCCGGCGGTCAACACGACACCCGCCGGCCAACCCCCATCCTCCTCGGTGCCCACGCCGGCCCACCGTAGCGGCCGGCCCAACGCCCGGGCCGGTGACCGAGGAGGCGAACGTGCACGCCGGGACCCCCCTCGGTATCGCTCCCGGCTACGGCAAACCCCGGCGACCCCCCGTCGCACCGCCGACGAGGCCGGAGCGCGGTGACCTCACCGCCCCGTTCTGAGCCCTCGAACCTGAGCCCGCAAACCACCGGGAGTGGCGGAGCGCCGCTGGCCGGCTCCGGGGGCCGCTCCCCTAGGACTGCGTCCGGGGAGCGTACCCCCACGTCAAGGCCTACCGCCAGTGGCGCCCCACCGGACCGCTCCCGCCTTCCTGAAGAACCACGCCGTGACCTGGGCCAACACACCACCCCCCCAAGGGCACCCCCCAAGGGGAACACCCCTCCACCAGTCCCCCACCCCCAAGGGCCCCGGCCACCCCCGCCCCCGCCTACCCTCCGCCCAATGGACCCGCTACCCCGGCCCTGCTCCACCCCCCGATGCCCACGCCCCGCCACCAACCGAGGCCGATGCGCACCCTGCGCCTCGGTCGCCGAGGCCGACCGCAACACCGACCGCAACTGGCGCCACCGCTTCTACGCCTCCCCCGAATGGCTCCGAGCTCGCCGCGCCCACCTCACCGCGAACCCATGGTGCACGTGGATCGAGGCCGACGGCCGGCCCTGTCTCGAGGCCGCCGTCGACGTCGACCACGAACCCGAGCTCGTCGACTACGACCCCGACCCGCTCGACCCGCACCGCCTCCGAGGTCTCTGTCACCCGCATCACTCCGCCAAGACGGCCACACGGCACGGGTTCGGCGGCACGGGCCGGGCCGACTGAGGGCCAGGTCCTCGAGCATCCGCGGGCCGGCGTCGAGGCCTCGCTAGCGTGATCCCTGCGCGGCGCTATCTGGAATCTAGATTCCGGGGAGAGGGTGTCGCGATCGCTCGGCCTGAAGTGTGTATGACCGCCGGGGAGTCGAGCGCACACCTCCGGGGAACCCCTAGGGGAGTGATCTTCAGGCCGAGGACGGCCCTCGTCGGCCATGCTGGCCCCCATGCCCACGCCCGCCGACGAGACCGAGGGCCTATGGATCACGTCCGACCCGCGGGACGACGGCACCTACGCCGTGGTCGTCTCCCTCGAGGGTGATCGTTCCTGGGCCCTCTCCCCGTTCAAGCTGCGCCGCTACGCGTCGGGAGCCCTGCGGACCGTCGCCGAGGCCGAGTACGAGCAAACCGTCATCGACCAACTCCGTTCGGGAGGAGTGGCCCTCACCCCCATCCTCGAGGTCGTCGCCGCTCTGCGCCACTACCGGCCCGCCAATGACGCCGCCCGAGACTGCCCGCTGCACTACGAACCCGGCGTGAACCCCGAGGGCAAGGCGTTCGTAAAGATCATGGTCGACGACGAACAGGTCGGCCAGGTCACGCCGGCGGAGCTACGCCGGCACGCCCTGTTCGCCTACGAGGCCGAGATCGTCGCCGAGCTCGACGCCGCTTACCGCAAGGTCCTGGCGCGAGTGATCGGCGTGACCGACGAGGAGGCGATCGGCGCGGTGACCGACCTGGGTGACCACCGGAAGGCGGTGAATGATGGAGGCTGACACGATGCTCGCGTGGCAGATCGCCCCCTACATGGCGATGGTTTGGCTGGCCGTGACGCTTGCCTTCGCCGGCGTGTGTCTCAAGGACTGGGCCCGCGGTCGCGCCGCCCATGGCCGCATGGCGGACGGCGACGAATGACCGGCATTCCCGACCTCGCCGCCCTCATCGACCGTCTCGAGACCGCCACCGAGGAGGCCCGGGAGGCGACGAGAGACGCTCACTCCGCGCTGAAGGAGATGCGCAAGGCGTCGCGGGAGTTGCGGGCCGAGGTCGCCGACGCCGAGTTCGCCGCCGCCAAGGCCGCCCGCCAGGCCATCGACGAGGCCGTCTCCGCCCAAGTCGACGAGGCCCTCGAGGAATACAAAGCGACAGTCCAGGCGGCCATCGGGACGTCGTCGCGGAAGGTGAGGGACACAATGGAACGGCTCGCGAACGTGTGCATGTACGGCAACGAGCAAGGCCGCGGAATCAACGTGTTCGAGGAGCTCCGCGAACGGGCCATGCTGGCCAGAGACGAGCTCCCCGACGTCGGCCCGCTCCCCGATCTACGACGGCCACCGCCGACGTCGTCACCTCCCGACGTGGCCACGTCGTGACATCGCCACGTCGTGACGGGCCGGCGACCATCATGGCCACCATGGGCACCGACCTCCCGGCACATCCTCTGCCTCCGCTTCCCCCCACGCCGCCACCGCCGCCACCTCCGCCCGCTCCTCCCCCGCCGCCGGCTCCTTCCCCGCCGGGCCATCTCCGCCGGCGCCCGGGAGGCGAGGTCTGGGTCTACGTCCGGGTCCGCCACGAGATCGACACCGGGCCCGGCGAGACATGGTGCCGACTGTGGCGGCCAGGCACGCCGACACCGATCCCCGCCGAGCGGGTCGCGGTGACGGCCGAGCGGTACGGCCGGGCGGATGAGGTTCGCCTCGAGCTCGACGGTTCGGTCACCGTGCTCCTCCGCCCGTTCGTGGTGGACCCGGCGAACGGTTGGGCGGAGCGGCGCACCGTGGTCGATGTCTGGTACCGGACCGAGGAGGGCCACGAGCTCGAGGACGCGCTCGGCGCCGCGGGTTGGGTGCCGGCCAAGGCCTGGCACCTCGAGCGGGCGCACCTCGTCGAGGGCCCGCCGGCGGAGCGGTCGGCCGAGGCCGTCGAGGGCCTCGCCGGTATCGGCTGGCTCGCCGGTGCGTCGGGACGTGCCGAGGTGGCCACGTCGACACGTGCCGACGTGCCGACGTCGTGAGCCAGCGCGGCGGCCGGATGGCCCGCTCGCTCGGCATCTCCGACGCCACGGTTCTGCGTTGGTGCGAGGCCGGCCTCCTCCCGGACCAACCGGCCCGCCCGGGTTCGGGCCGGCACCGCTCCTTCAGTGACGCCGACGTCCGGGTCGCCCGGGGCCTGGCCGTCGTCTCGCGTGCCATGCGCCCGACGCTCCCGTTCCGCGAGGTGATCGGCCCGGCCGTTCGTGACGCGGCCCTCCGTGGGGAGACCGAGGTCCGCCTCGAGGTCACGCCCGGGTTCGTCATCACCCTCACCTGGGGCGCCGATCCCGACGTCGAGACGTCGCCACGTCCCGACGTGCCGACGTCGTGAACGCCCCCGTCTCGGTCACCGTGCACCCCTCCGGCGCCGTCGAGGTGAACGGCGTCCTCGTCGCCGAGGTCCACCTCGGCCCGCTCGACGGGCCGGCCACCGTCGTCGCCGGGCGCGACGTCCTGGCCGCCGAGCTCGCCCTGCACCGCATCGCGTTCGTCGTGCACGAACGCCTCGTCGAGCTCCTCGCCCACGTCGAGGCCGGCCGCGCGAAACCGGGGATGCGCGGGATGTCCCCGTCGTCGCCGGCCGAGCGGGCCCGGTTCGGCGAGGCCCTCGTCGCCGGCCTCCTCGGCGAACCCGGTGAGCTCACCGGTGACCAGTGCTACCGCAACGGCCACCGGGCCGGCGTGACTCTGCGGGCCCTGGCCCGTCATCTCGCCGGCGCGGCGGAGGCCGCCGGCCTGGCCCGTCCCGGTGAGACCGTCCCCACGTGAGCACGTCGGGACGTGAGGACGTGGCCATGTCGGGACCCGGCCTGTAGGCCTCCCGACTCATTGTGTCCCGAACCTCTGGACAGAGGCTAGGTGTCCTGTCACACTGGACACCGAGAGGCCGGGACCGCCGGCCTCACCGGATCCCCGAGGAGGGCCACGATGGCCACCAACACGCTCGCCCACCGCATCGCCGCCGAACAGGCCTACGGCCGCACGGCGGCCCGGCGGGCCGAGGTCGCCGCCACCACGCGTCGCCTCGTCGACGCCGGCGAGCTCGCCGACCGCGAGCTCTGGCTCGAGGTCGCCGGCCTCCTCGAGGCCGGCCGATGAGGTCGGGCCCGGGGCGCGCCGACTCCGCCGCCCTGGCCGCCGCCCTCGACGCCGGCAAGCTTCTCGAGCGGGTCCTCGTCCACCTCGACGCCGGGCCGGCCGCCTACTGGACGGCACCCCTCGGCATCCCCGAGGTGGCCGCCCTCGCCGGCGTCGGCCGCCCGACCGTCGACAAGTGGCGCCAACGCTCCCTCCTCCCCGCCTCACTGTGGACCGTCGGCGGAGGGCCGGCCTGGCCGCGGGTCGTCATCGTCGTCTGGCTCGGCCTCACCGGCCGAGGGTTCGCGCCCGGTGCCATCCCGCCGGCGGCCGGCGCCGTGCTCGTCCCCGTCCTCGACGCCCTCGACGCCGAGCTCGACGAGGCCCGCGCCGCTCTCGTCGCCACGTCCCCATGTCCCGACGTCCCCACGTCGCCACGTCCCGACGTCGCCGAGGAGGTGCCCCGGTGACCGCCGCCGAGGTGACGCCGGCGACCATGCGGGCCCTCGCCGGCCAGGCCGCCGAGCTCGCCGAGGCCGTGGCCACCGCGGCGGTCACGATGCGGGCCGCCGGCGACGAACCGACGCGGCGGGCCACCTACCGCCTCGACGACCTCGTCGGCGAGCTCCGCCGGGCCGGCACCGGCCTCGAGGACACCGCCGAGGACCTCGCCCGGATCCGGGCCCGTTCCGAGTGTCCCGCCGACTGGGGAGTCTGCCCCGACCACGGCGCCACGTTGACGAGCTCCGGCGGCCGCTCGGCCTGCACCGTGCGGGGATGCGCCCGCGCGTGGGACTACGACCGGGCCGGCCTGCCCTGTTCCGAACCCGTCGCCTACGAGGTCCACCACGACGGCGAACCCGTCGTCCGAATGTGCGCCGGCCACGCCCGCTACGCCGCCGACCACCTTGACGGCGGCGCCCGTCTCGTCCCCACCGAAGGAACCCGATGACCACCGACCGCATCCTCTGCGCCCACGCCGACCAGCACGGCGAGGGCGCCCACTGGCTCGCTCCCGGCGAGGTCTGCGCCGACGTCGAGCACTACCGCCAGGTCGCCGCCGTCCTCGACACCGGCGCCGTCGACCTAGTCCGCCTCGTCCTGGGTCTCGCCGCCGAGCTCGACGTCTACGACCCCGACGCCGGTGAGTTCGACGAGAACCGCCCCATGTACCGCGACCTCGACGGCGGCGCCGGCCTCGTGCCCCTCCACCTCGACGAGGTCGACCTCGCCACCCTGCGCGAGGTCCTCGACTGCGCCGCCGACGTGCGCCGCGGGGCCGACGCCCCATGAGCGCCCCCTACGTCTCCGTCATCTTCGACGCCCACGACGTCGACGCCGCCGTCGTCCACCTGAACCCCGGCGACGAGGAGGGCCCGTTCCCCGTGATCCGCCTTGCCGGCGTCCACCTCATGGCGCCGGCCGGCGTCGACCTGGCCGCCGTGCTGCGCCGCCTCGCCGAGCGGGTCGACGAGGTCGTCCCCACGTCGTGACATGGCCACGTCCTCACGTCCTCACGTCGGGACGTGGCCATCCCGGTTCGGCGTCACGGGCCGCCCGTAGGCTCTGACCCATGCCTGCCCCGACCCGCCGGCCCGACCCGGTCGCGCTCGCGGCCATGGTCCTCATCGCCGTCGTCCTCGTCTGGCTCCTCACCTCGACCCGGCCATGAGCGACCCGACCCTCGTCGCCATCCCGTATCGGCACTACTCCGGCCGTCTCTGGCGCCTCGCGTGCTCGGTCTGCGGCCCGCTCGTCGAACGGCGCCGTAGCGTCGAGGACGTGGTCCCCATCGCCCGGGCGCACGCCCACCTCCGCCACGGCGGCCGGGGCCGCCTCGTCAACGCCGACGAGCTCCTCCCCACGACCCGGAGGTCCTGACCATGGCCCGACGCAACGGCCGGCCACCGCTGTCCGCGGAGGTCATCGAGCTCCGCGGGAACCCGTCGAAACTGTCCCGCGAGGAGATCGAGGCCCGCCGCGAGTCGACGCCGCAACCTCAGCTAGTGCGGGCCGCGACCCCGCCGGGCGACCTGTCGCCCTACGCCCGGGAATGCTGGGCCCTGCACGCCCCCGAGCTCGACGCCCTCGGCCTGCTCACCGTCCTCGACCGGGGCGCGTTCCGGCTCATGTGCGAGTGCTACGCCCTGGCCCGGGAGGCCCTCGACGAGATGCGGCCCCGCAAGGCCGACGGCACCCCCGACGACCGCACCCACCGCCACGAGCTCATCGTCGCCGACCCCGCCCACGCCGGCCGCAAACGGCACCCCGCGCTCCTCGTGTTCGACACCGCCCAACGCTCCTACGAACGGTGGGCCCACGAGTTCGGTCTCACCCCTCAAGCCCGCATCGGGATCCGCCCGGCCGCCGGCGGCCAGCCGCTCCCCGGCGACGAGGGAGACGGCGGAGACCATGGCGACCGAGCGTTCTACGGGGCCTGAGGATACCGAGGCCCGCCGGGCCCGGGTCCGCGCCGACCTCGCCGCCCTCCCCGGCCTCGAGGACCTCCTCGTCGACCTGGCCCTCTACGACGACCTCGACGCCGAGCTCGACGCCTGCGTCCCCCCCGCGTTCACCACGCCGGCCCCCAACCGCCAGACCCGCCGGCGCCTCGGCCTCACGTTCGCCCCCGACGAGGTCCGCCGGTTCCTCGAGTTCGCCGGGCGCCTGCGCCACGTCAAAGGCCGGTGGGCCGGCGCCCGGTTGGTGCCCGACCTCTGGCAGGTCATCTACGTCCTCGCGCCCACGTTCGGATGGCGCCGGCCGGACGGGTTCCGCCTCTACCGAACCCTCTGGGTCGAGGTCCCCCGCAAGAACGGCAAGTCGACCCTCGCCTCCGCCATCGCCCTGTTCCTGTTGGTCGCCGACTCCAACCTCGCCGCCGGCCGCCTCTACGAACCCGGCGCCGAGGTCTACTCCGCGGCCACCACCACCCGCCAGGCCAAGGAAGTGTTCCGCCCCGCCGAGGCCATGGCCCGCCGCTCCCCGTCCCTGCGCAACCGCCTCGCGTTCCTGGCCGACAAGGCCGTCATCTACGAACGCACCTTCAGCCGGTTCGAGGTCGTCTCCGGCGCCCCCGAGAAGGCCGAGGAGAAGATGGGCCTCAACGCGTCGGGCCTCGTCATCGACGAGATCCACGTGCACCGCGACCCCCGCCTCATCGAGACCCTCACCTCCTCGACACCAGCGCGGGACCAACCCCTCGCCGTGTTCCTCACCACCGCCGGCCTCGACCAGGACGGCACCCCCTACACCGAGCTCCGCAACTTCGCCGAGGCCTGCGCAACCGGCGAGGTCACCGACTCCACCTGGCACGTCGTCATCTACGCCGCCGCCGAGACCGACCTCGACCGGTGGGACGACCCCGACGTCTGGGCCGCCACCAACCCCGGCCTCGGCCGCACCGTCGCCCTCGACTTCCTCGTCGCCGAGGCCAAGGCCGCCGCCCGCTCCGAACGCAAACGCCTCTCGTTCTGCCGACTCCACCTCAACGTCCGCACCTCGGCCCTCTCGCGCTGGCTCTCCGTCGAGGACTGGGCCGCGTCCGGCGCGTTCGTCTCCCCCGCCGAGGCCGAGCTCGCCGGCGCCGTCGCCTACGGCGGCCTCGACCTGGCCTCCTCCCGGGACCTCGCCGCGCTCGTCCTCGTCGTGCCCCGGTGGGACGTCGACCCCGACGACCCCGACTACGAGGTCGAGGTCCTCGAGACCATCGTCCGCGCGTGGATCCCCGCCGACACCCTCGAGGACCGCCCGCCCCGGGAGCGGGCCCTCTTCGCCGAGCTCATCGCCTCCGGCGAGCTCCTCACCACCCCCGGCAAGGCCCTCGACTACGACGCCATCGAGGCCGAGGCCTACCTCCTCGCCGACCGGTTCGAGATCGTCCGCCTCCATTTCGACCGGTGGGGATCCAAACAGATCCTCGGCCACCTGCGCGACGGCGGCCTCAACCCGTTCGAGATGGGCCAGGGATACGCCTCCATGTCCCCCGCCCTGCGCGAGCTCGAGGCCCTCGTCCTCGCCCGGCGGATCCGCCACGGCGGCAACCGGCTCCTCCGGTACTCCGTGAAATCCCTCGCCGTCGTCGGCGACGCCGCGGGCAACGTGAAACCCGACCGGGACCACTCCACCGGGCGCATCGACCCGTTCGTCGCGCTCACCATGGCCGTCGACGCCTGGGCCCGGGCCACCGGCGAGGAGACCCCCTCCGCCTACGAGGACCACGGCCTCGCCACCGCCTAGGCCCCCACGTGGCCAGGTGCCGACCTGGCGACATGCCGACGTGACCACGTGGGGACATCACGATATGGGCACGTCCCGACGTGGCGATGTGGGCACGTGGCCACGTCGGGACGTGCGACCCATCATGGCGGGCCCCGCCCGGACCGACACGTAGACCATGGCCAACACACCCCGCTTCCGCGAGTCCGCCCTCGGCTTCACCGGCGCCACCCGCCACGTCTGGCGCATCACCCGCCACCTCAAGCTCATCACGATCCCGCTCGCGCTCTCCATCCTCCCCATCGTCTGGGTGGCGGTCGCCGCGCTGTTCCTCGTCGTCAACTGCTTCGGCCTCGGCTGGGCCTTCCTCATCTACCGGGGCGCCCGGCGCGCCACCATCGAGGCCCGCCTCGCCGAGGAGGGATCCGCGCGCGGCACCTGAGGTCGCGCGAATCTCATGGCTTCTTCAACCTGAGACGCGAAGAACCGCCACCCCCGATGCTTAGCCGGCTAGAGGGATGGCGGTTCCTGAAAGAGGCCTCATGCTAACAGCCGCCACCCCCGTCGCCGTGGCAGAAACCGACGAACCGGCCCCGGCCCATGTCACACCTCTCCGCCGGCGGTTCGTCCAGGTCATCCCCGACGCTCTCACCGACGTCGCTCGGGCCGCCGGCCTCGACCTCACGGAGCGGGCCGCGCTCCTCGAGCTCGTCCTCGCCGCCGACTGGCGCACCGGCACCCTGCCCCGCACCACCGGCCGCGACCTCGGCCACCTCTGGGGAGTCTCACCGAACACCGCCATTCGTCTCCGCCGGCGCCTCGTGGCCGCCGGCCTCATCGCCTGCCACTTCGAGCGGGGCCGGGAGGACGGTTCGGTCGAGGTCCTCTGCTACGGCCAGGTCGTCGCCTCCTGGCCCCCACCACCCCCGCCTGTGGATAACGCCGAGTCGGGCCCGGTGGCTCGCGCGAAATCTGCGCGAGCGGTCGCGCAAGAACCGCGCGAGCGACCTGCGGGTTCGTCCCCCTCTATACGTAGGGAACACTCCCTCCCCCCTCCCCCCCCACCGGTGGGCCCGGTCGACGAGCTCCTCGCCGAGGCCGGGGGGAGACTTCCCGACCCGACACCGAGACAACGCCGACGCCTGGCCGAGCTCCTCGCCAAGCTCCACCGCCTCGGCTGGCACCCCGCCGCGGTGCGCGCCAACGCCCTCGCCCGCGAGCTCGACACCGCCGATTCGCCCGTCGCCGCGCTCATCGCCCGCCTCGACCGCCTCGGCCCACCGCCACCGCGGCCCGCCATCTACGTCGCACCCCCCGGCCAGCGCCGCGAGTTCGACCCGCTTGAACCCGAGGTCCGCTCCACGGGCCGGGCCGAGTCCCGCCGGCTCCGCCGCCGTCTCGCCGAACGGCCCCCGGCATGAGCCCCGAGGACCCGCTCGTCGCCCTCGCCGGCGACCTCGTCGCCGCCCACCGCATCGCCGAGCACAACATCCGCCGGCCCGACGAACCCCGCGGCGTCGACCGGCCCCCCGAACGGGCCCTCCTCGACGGCGCCCTTCAGGCCGTAGCGAACGCGGCGATGCGCCGGTTCAAGGCCGCCCGCGGGATCCACCCCGGCGACCGCGTACGGATCCACGGCGGCCGCTACGACGGCGCCTACGGCCAGGTCGACGCCGTCGACCACGACACCGGCGAGGCCGCGCTCACCGTCATCGGCGACCGCCGCGGCACCCGCCGGTTCCTCCTCGCCTGTCTCGACCTGCCCGCCCTCGAGGCTCTCGTCGCCGCCTACAAGATCCTCGCCGCGGCCGGCGGCCCCGTACCGGACCGCGCCGAGCTCGAGCTCCGAGCACGCACCCGACGCACCTAACCACGGACCGCGCCCGCCGGGACGGTAGCGTCAGTCGACATGGGACGCCGGGACAGGACGCTCCTCTCTGAGGTCGAGCGGCGCCGGATCCTCGTACCGCTCAAGTCCGGTGCCGCGCTCCGTGGCATCCTCTGGGCCACCGGCGACGGCCTCCTCGTCCTCAAGGCCGCCGAGTACCTCGAGGACGGCCGGGACCCGGTCCCCATCGACGGCGAGGCCATCATCGAGACCACCAACGTCGAGTTCGTCCAGGTCCTCCCCGTCGACACCCGGCCCCTCTCCTCGGCCCTCCCCACGCTCCCGCCGCCGCCCGACGCCGGCACCCGAGTCTGGTAGGCGATGGCCGTCCTGCAATCCGCCGGAGCTCTCGTCGGCCTCAACCGGCCGGCCTGGGGATGGTCGAGCCCGCCCGCCGCGGGGATCACCACCTACGCCGGGCGCACCCTCACCTACGCCGAGCTCTACCGCCGCCAACCCAACGTTCGCCTCGTCACCCGGTTCCTCGGCCGCAACATCGCGCAACTCGGCCTCCACGCCTACCGCCGGGTCTCCGACACCGAACGCCGCCGCCTGCCCGGCGACCACGCCCTCACCGAGCTCATCCGTGAACCCAACACCGCGACGACCCGGCACCGCCTCATCCGCGGCGTCGTCGAGGACCTCGCCGTGTTCGACGACGCCTACCTCCTCAAGGTCCGCAACCAACAGGACCCGACCCGCCTCGGCCTGTTCCGGCTCCCCCCGCAATGGGTCGAACCGATCGGTAGCTCATGGTTCCGGGCCGACGCCTACCGGGTCGCCGCCGCCGGCGGCCGGCCGCCCGCCATCTTCGCCGCGGATGAGGTCGTTCACCTCCACGGCCACAACCTCGACGACCCCCGCCAAGGGTGCTCGCCGCTCGAGGCCCTGCGCCTCATCCTCGCCGAGGAGGCCGCGGCCGGGGAATGGCGCCAGCAGTTCTGGACGGGCGCGGCCCGCATGTCCGGTGTCATCGAACGCCCCGCCGGCGCCCGATGGTCCGACACCGCCCGCACCCGGTTCTCCGACGGATGGGCCGCGGCGTTCGCCGCCGGCGGAGGCCGCGAAGGCGAGACCCCCATCCTCGAGGACGGCATGACCTACCGGCCCGCCGCGTTCTCGCCGGCCGAGGCCGAGTACCTCGGCGCCCGCAAGCTGTCGCGCGAGGAGGTGGCCAGCCAGTACGGCATCCCCCCCGCGTTCGTGGGGATCCTCGAGAACACGAACTTCGCCAACATGGACGAACAGCACGTCGCCCTCTACGCCGACACGTTCGGCCCGTGGCTCGACCTCATCACCGAGGACCTCGAGCTCCAACTCCTCCCCGACGTCCCCGACACCGCCGACGTCTACCTCGAGTTCAACCTCGAGGAGAAGCTCCGCGGGTCGTTCGAGAAACGGGCCTCCGCGGCGTCGACCGCCGTCGGTGCCCCGTGGATGACCCGCAACGAGATGCGCGCCCGGGACAACCTGCCCGGCCTCGACGGCGGAGACGAGCTCGTCACCCCCCTCAACGTCCTCGTCGGCGGCCTCGCCTCACCACGGGACACCGCGCCCATCGAACCCGCCACCGGGCCCGACAACGGTGCCGCCGCCCGGCGGTTCAAGGCCGCCCGCCCGGCCGCCGTCGCGGCGCGTGCCGCGCTCGCCCAATGGGAACGCGCGCACGCCGACATTCTGGCATCGCATTTCCGGCGACAGGGTTCCGTCGTCCTCGCCGGCCTCGGCGCCGAGCGTTCCGTCACCGACGCCTACGCCGGCGCCGACCCGGACCGCTGGACACGCGAGCTCGCCACCGACCTGCTCCGCGTCGCGGTGGCCGCCAACGCCGAGCTCGGCGCCCTGGCCGCCGAGCGGTTCGGATCGACCTACGACCCCGACCGGGCCCTCGGCTGGCTCACCGTCAACGCCCGCATCGCGGCGGAGAAGATCGAGGCCACCACCCTCGGCCAGGTCACCGAGGCCGTCACCGGCCTCAAGGCCCGCACCAAGGCCGCGGCCATCGACGACGACGACCCCGACATAGACCCCGACGACGAGGAGCACGACCCCGACCTCGACGCCGGACCCGGCGAACCCGCCCCCTCCCCGCTCGACCGTGCCCGGGCCGTGTTCGCCCTCGCCGTCACCGTGCGGGCCGTGCAACTCGCCGCCACCCGCTCGACCGCCGTCGGCAACTTCTCCCTCGCCGACGGCGCCGGCCAGGCCGGGGCCCGCTCGAAAGTCTGGGTCGTCACCGCCACCAACTCCCGGCACCCCGAGATGGACGGCGAGACCGTGCCCCTCGGCACCGAGTTCTCCAACGGCGGCGCCTGGCCCGGCGACCCCGCCCTCGGCGCCGACGAGACCGCCGGATGCACCTGCGTCCTCGACTTCACCACCGACTGAGGAGCCCCCCGCCATGCCCACCGCGCTCGCTCACCGCCGCAAGTCCGTGCCCCTCCACGGGTTCAAGGCCCTACCCGCCGAGGGCCCCGGCACCTACGAGGCCGTCGTCGCCGTGTTCAACAACATCGACATGCACGGCGACAAGATCCTCCCCGGCGCGTTCGCCGACTCCCTCGCCGCCTGGGCCAAGTCCGGGGATCCCATCCCCGTGATCTTCTCTCACCAGTGGGACACCCTCGAGGCCCACCTCGGCACCGTCACCGAGGCCGAGGAACGCACCGCCGGCGACCGGCGCCTCCCTCCCGAGGTCCGCAAGAACGGCGGCCTCTGGGTGAAGATGGCCCTCGACGTGCACGACCCCCGCTCCTACGCCGGCCGGGTCGCCGAGCTCCTCTCCCGCCGCTCGCTGCGCGAGTTCTCCTTCGCCTACGACGTCGTCGACGGCGCATGGAACGACGAGGGCACCGCGTTCGAGCTCAAGGCCCTCGACGTGCTCGAGGTCGGCCCGACCCTCAAGGGCGCCAACCCCCTCACCACGCTCCTCGCCCGCGGCGCCAAGGCCACCACCATCGACGCCGACACCGTCCTCGACAACATCGTCGAGGAGCTCCACCTCCTCGGCGCCGACGACCTCGCCGGGCGCATCGAGAATCGCCGCGCCGAGCTCACCGCCCCGGCCGGTAGCGTTCCCGACGAACCCACTCCCGGTGACGACGGCAACGCGGAGGACCGACCCGACACCCCGGCCGAGGAACCCGACGAGGGTCAAGGCGACGAGGTCGAGGACGGCAACGCGGAGGACCCCGAACCCGGTTCCACAGGAGAGGCCGCCCGCGCCCTCCTCGAGGTCGAGCTCCTCGAGCTCGCCTGAACCGACCCCCGGAGGTCCCCTCCCATGTCCCGACGCGACGACCTGAACGCCGAGAAGCTCCGCCACCTCAAGGCCGCCCGCGACCTGGGCGGCGCCGCCGAGGCCGCCGGCCGTGACTTCACCGACGAGGAACGAACCGCCGTCAAGGCCCACCTCGACGCCGCCAAGGCCGCCAACGACCGCATCCTCGTCCACGACGGCGACCGGGCCATGTTGGATCAGGTCAACGCCCTCGGCCTCCCCGTCGGCGAGCTCGCCAAGAGCGCCGGCTCCCCCGCCGGTGGCCATCCCGGCCAGACCCTCGGCGAGCGGTTCACCAAGTCCGACGCGTTCGTCAACTGGCTCGGCCAGTTCCCGAGCGGCCGCATCGCCGAGGGCGCCAAGGGCATCCAGTCGCCGCCCATCGAGTTCGCCCTCTCCGACGTCGCCCGGGGCGCCGGCGGCGCCAAGGCCCTCATCACCGGCGGCTCCGACACCTCCGGCGGTTCGCTCGTCCAGAACGACTGGCGCGGCCTCATCGACGGCCTCGGCCAGTTCGTGCGGCCCCTCGTCGTCGCCGACCTCGTCACCGCCGGCCAGACCCAGTCGGACACGATCGAATACGCCCGGGTCACCGGGTTCACGAACAACGCCTCGCCCGTGCCGGAGGCGACCTCGGCCGCCACCATCGGCGACGGCACCGGCGGGACCGTCACCCCCGTCGTCGGCGGCCGCAAGCCCGAATCCGGCCTCGCCCTTCAGAAGGTGTCGGCGACGGTCAAGACCATCGCCCACTGGATCCCCGCCACCAAGCGGGCCCTCTCCGACGCCGGCCAGGTCCGCACCCTCATCGACGAGTTCCTCCGCTACGGCCTCGCCGAGGAGCTCGAGGACCAGATCCTCACCGGCAACGCCACCGGCGAGAACTTCGAGGGGATCCTCAACACGCCCGGCGTCCAGGCCCAAGCGTGGGACACCGACCTCCTCGTCACCCTGCGCCGCGCCCGGACCCTCGTGCGCATCGGGGGCCGCACCGTCCCCACCGCGTTCCTTCTCAACCCGATCGACATGGAAAAGGTCGACCTCCTGCGCAACACGCACGGCGACTTCTACTTCGGCGGGCCGACCCAAGCCCCCAACGCTCAGCCCTCGGTCTGGGGCCTGCCCCGCGTCGAGGCCGAGGCCATGCCCCCCGGCGTCGGCCTCGTCGGCAACTTCCGCCAGGCCGTCCTATGGGACCGCGAACAGGCCGCGATCCAGGTGAGCGACTCTCACTCCGACTTCTTCGTCCGCAACCTCGTCGCCATCCTGGCCGAGATGCGCGCCGCGTTCGGCGTCATCCGCCCGCTCGCGTTCGCCACCATCGACCTCACCCCGTAGACGGCGGGCCGCCGGCCCCCGCGCCAGCGCGCGGGGGCCCGGCTACCGTGACGGCCATGGCGGTCCGCTGCCCCATCTGCGGTACCCCCGGCCACGCGTGCGGGCCGGCGACACCGGTGCGGGCCGTCGACATTCTCGAGGAGGTGCCCGCCGTGGCTCCTGGCCCCCGCCGCCGCTACCTGTCCCCGACCGGCCTGCCCGGCGCCTACATCCTCGCCGACGACGGCCTCGCCCGCGCCCTCGGCCTCACCGGCGGCGCCCCCGCCCCCACCTACCGGACGCCGTCGTCGTCGACGTTCCTGGCCCGCACCGCCGCCCTCGCCGCCCGGGCCGAGGCCGCCGGCGCGCACCCCACCGCCGTCGCCAACTGGCGCCTCACCCTCGAGGCCCGCCTCGACCCCGACGAGCTCGAACACCTCGAGACCCTCGACGGCCTCGCCCTGGCCGCCGCCACCGAACCGGTCGCGCCCGCCTCGGATCCGGTAGAGAAACCGGCACACACCGGCCCACCCCCCGAGGACGCCCCCGCCGACAAACGCCGCCCGCCGCCCCCCAACACCGGCCGCCGGCGCCCGAGGGAACCCCGCCCATGAGCACCCCCCTCGCCACCGTCGACGAGCTCCGCACCTTCATGGGCGGCACCGTCACGTTCGAGGACGACACCGCCGAGCTCTACCTGCGCCTCGCGTCCGGGGAGGTGCGCGCCGCCACCGGCCAGACCTACGACGCCGTCATCGACGACACCGCCGTCATCTCCGGCGACGGCACCCGCACCCTCCTCCTGCCCGAGGTGCCCGTCACCGCCGTCACCGCCCTCGTCGACCTCACCGGACCGCTCGAGGCCCCCGTCCCCGCCACCACGTGGGAATGGTCCGAACACGGCATCATCCGCCGGATCGACACCGGCCGGTGGGCCCGGCGGTATCGGGCCTACCGGGTCACCTACGACCACGGCTACGGCGTCATCCCCGACGTCGTCACCGGCGTCGTCCTGCGCATGGCGGCCCGGGTCATCGACAACCCCGAGGGAATCAAACAGGAAGGCACCGGGCGATGGTCAATGACGCGGGCCGGCGAATCGGCCGGGATCGGTCTACTGCCCGCGGACTGGCTCGCCCTCGAGGGCTACACCGCCGACCTGCCGACACGCCGGCGGGCCGTCGGGTGATCCCGTTCGACCGGGCCGTCACCGTCGTCACCCGCACCCCCGGCGCCGTCGACGAACACGGCAACGAGACCACCGCCACCACCGCCACCCACCCCGGCGTGGTCGCCCGCCGCGAGCTCCTCACCGCCACCGAGCGCGTCACCCTCGGATTCTCCTCGGCCACCTACACCTACTGGTTCCCGCCCGACGCGCCCGTCACCGCCGCGGACCGCATCCTCGACGCCGGCGAAACGCTCGAGGTCCGCGGCCGGCCCTCCCTCGAGGCCACCCGCCGCCGGCCCCACCACATCGAGGCCGTCGCCGAGGTCGTCAACCCGTGACCGGCAACCGGGACTCCTCCGGCCGGTTCGTGTCCACCGGCGAGATCGGCACCATGCGCGTCGCCATCACCCCCGGGTTCTTCGAGGAATGGAAACGCGGCGAGGAGTGCCGCGACCTCATGGCCTCCGCCGCCCGGCGCGTCGCCGCCGACGCATCCCGCCTGGCACCCGACGACCCGACCGGCCCCCCCAAGGACCTGCACTCCTCCATCCGCGGCAACCCGGTCCTCACCGACGACGGCTGGCATGGCCGCGTCCAGGTCCTCAACTTCAAGGGCCACTGGTACGAGTTCGGCACCTCCACCCGCGCCGCCCGGCCGTTCCTACGCCCGGCCGCCATGGCCGCCGGCCTGCGCCTCGAGGCCGACCCATGACCACCGCTCCCGCCGTCGAGATCCCATTCGACGCCGAGGCCCTCGCCGTCGGCTACCTGCGCACCATCCCCGCCGTCACCGACCTCGCCGGGACCCGCATCTCCACCCGGTTCCCCGCCGGATTCCCCCGCACCGGCCGCTCCCTGCGCATCCTCCTCGTCGGCCAACGCTCGAGCGATACCCACGGCCACCTACAGACCGCACACCTTCAGGTCTCCGCCTACGGCGTCGACGAGAACGACGGCGTCGCCGCCTCCGCCCTCGCCCGCACCGCCTACGCCGCGCTCCTGGCCATGCCCAACTGGATACACACCGACGTGGTCGTCACCGCCGTCACCACCACGCTCGCCATCGTCGCCGACCCCGACGAACCCACCGGCGCCGCCGGCTACCGGTTCGGGATCCTCATGCACGGCCACCGCCGTCCGGGCCGGTAGCCTCACCGCGAAGCGCGTCGACCACCCTGAGGAGGCCACGATGCCAGGATTGGACGCCGGCGAAATCGTCGTCGGCGCAAACGGTCACATCATGGTCGCCCCCGGCGGCACCGCCCCGCCCGATGACATCACCGACCCCTGGGGAACCGGATGGGTCGACCTCGGCTACGCCACCGAGGACGGCGTCACCCTCAACGCCGGCAAGGAAACCAACTCCATCCGCGGGTGGCAGTCCTTCTACGACCTGCGCACCGTCGTCACCTCCCGCTCGTTCCGGCTCTCGTTCACGCTTCAGCAGTGGAACGCCGAGACCGTCACGTTCGCGCTCGGCGGAGGCGAGATCACCGAGGACACCCCCGGCGCCTCGTACCGCTACACGCCGCCGGCGCCGGAGTTCATCGACGAGCGCACCCTCGGCGTCGACTGGACCGACGGCGACAAGCACTACATCCTCGTCGTCGACCGCGGCCAGCCCGCCGAGGCCATCGAGACCAACCTTCAGCGCACCTCCAACCTCGCGCTACCGATCGCGTTCGACGCCCTCGGCGCCACCGTCCCGTGGTTCCTGCTCACCGACGACCCGGCGTTCGCCCCGGTTCCGTGATGACCGCCAGGACCACCACCACCAAGGCGGCCCCGCACCGCCGCACCAACGGCGTCAAGCCCAAGGCGCCGCCCGCCGCCGTCTCCCGCGTCATCGACGTCGACGCCCACCGCGCGGCGCGCCTCGAGCAACTCGGCCCGCCGCCGGTGCTGCGCATCAACGGCGCCGACTACGAGCTCCCCCCCGAGATGCCCGCTCAGGTCGTCACCGCGTTCGGGGCCCTCGCCTCCGGCGACGTCACCGACCTCGCCGGCCTCGACGTCGGCCTCCGTGCCCTCCTCGGCGACGCCTACGAGGCCGTCGTCGACGAGTCCACCTCGTTCGCCGACCTCGAGTTCGTCATCACCGCGGCGATGGAATCCTACGGGATGGCCGCCCCGGAATCGTAGGCCTCGGCGAGCTCCTCGTAGACCGATGGGAGCTCCTCGAGGCCGACTTCGCCCGGTTCTACGGTCTCGACCTCGCCGCCGCCATCTGGGGCCCTGAGCCCATCTCCGGGCGCCGCCTCCTCGCTCTCACCAAAGGCATCCCCGCCGAGTCCGCGCTCGCCCGCTCCTACGGCGTCCCCGGTCCCGGCGACTGGGCCAACGCCGAGGAGCTCCTCGCCGCCCTGGCCGAGACCACCTCGGCGCATCTCGCCATGTTCTACGAGACCAAGAAACGCAAGGGCGCCGCCCGGCTCGAACCGCTGCGCGTCCCCCGCCCGAACCGGCCCGAGGAGGAAACCGCCCGGGCCGCCGCTAGCCCGGAGGACATGCGGGCCTTCTTCGGTGCGTCGGTCCGGTACACCCCCAAGGGCCACGGATGAGCGACACCTCGGCGCCGGCCGGCCCCGGCAACGCCGGTAGCGCGTTCCTCGAGATCATCCCCACCGTCGCCGCCGGCGCGGCGGGGATGCTCGCCGGTGGCCTCGCCGGGCCGCTCAAGGCCGCTGCGGGGATGCTCAGCAACCCGGCCGTCGCCATCGGCGCCGCCCTGGGCGCGGCCATCACCGCGGGCATCGGGACCGCCATCGACGTCGCCGGCGAGCTCGGCAAAGGCCAGAAGGAGATCCGCAAGCTCACCGGCGCCGTCGGCTCCGACCTCACCGAGCTCGGCGCGTCCTTCCGTGACATCGTCGGGACCGTCGCCGGCCAAGGCATCGACCGGTTCGCCGAGGCCATCGGCCGCCTCAACGCCCGCACCAACCTCACCGGACCCGCCCTCGAGGGCCTCGCCCAACAGGAGCTCCGCCTCGCCAAGCTCACCGGCGAGGACCTCGCCGGCACCATCGAGACCACGACCCGCATGTTCGGCGACTGGGGAGTCGCCACCGAGAACCAGGCGGCCTCGCTCGACTTCCTCTACAAGGCCGGCCAGAACACCGGCGTCGGCGTCAACCAACTCGCCGCCACCGTCACCAAGTTCGGGGCGCCGCTGCGCCAACTCGGTTTCTCCCTCGAGGAGTCCACCGCCCTCGTCGGCTCATTCGAGAAGCAAGGCGTCAACACGAACCTCGTGTTGGGTTCCATGCGCATCGCCCTCGGCAAGATGGCCAAGGCCGGCGAGGAACCCGTCGGCACGTTCCGTCGCCTCGTCGGCGAGATCGAATCCGCCGGCACCGCCGGCGAGGCCAACTCCATCGCCCTCCAACTGTTCGGCTCGCGGGCCGGGCCCGACATGGCCGCCGCCATCCGCGAGGGCCGCCTCAACATCGGCGAGCTCCTCGCGCAGATCGGCGAGACCCCCAAAACCCTCGAGCAAACCGAGAAGGAAACCCGTTCATGGTCCGAACGCATGGGAGTGATGTGGCAACGCGCCTCCCTCTGGTTCGAGCCCCTCGGCAAGTCCCTCCTCGACTTCCGCACCAACATCGTCGGCCGCCTCGAAAAGGGATTCGAGGCCCTCTCGAAACTCATGTCCGGCGACACCGCCGGCGCCGGCGTCGACATCGGCAAGTGGCTCGGATTCGACGAGGACTCCGCCGCCGTCGACGGCCTCATCCGCACGTTCGACGTCGTCCGCGACTTCATCCGCGACCTACGCGAGGGCGGCCTCGGCCAAGCGTTCTCCAACCTCGGCCGCAACATCGCCGACGCCTGGCCCGCCATCAGCGCCGGCCTACGCGAGCTCCTCGACCGCATCGTCGAGAACCTCACCGGCTGGTCCGTGACCATCGGCCAGGCCGTCATCTCGTGGGGACAGGCCATCGCCTCGTGGGCCGTCGACGCCATCCCCGCCGCCCTCGAGGCCTACCGCAATTTCGAGATCGCCGTCTGGACGTGGATACTCGAAACCTACGCCGGCCTCGTCGAGCGGGTCCGCTCGTGGATCCCCGCCCTCACCGCCTGGGTAACCGACGCCTGGCCCGTCCTCGTCGCCGCGCTCGCCGTGCTCTGGGCCAACCTGTCGACCTGGGTCGACGGCCAGGTCGCCGCCCTGCGGGCCACGTTCAACACGTGGGCGCCCGTCGTCGCCGGCTGGGTCACCGCCGCCTGGGAACAGACCTCCACCGCCCTCACCGGCTACCTCGCGTCGCTGCGCGCCGAGGTCTCCGCCCGCACCGGTGACCTCGGCGGCACGTTCGCCGGATGGGCCCGCGCCGCGGGGACGTGGATCACCGACGCCGCCGGGCGCATCGGCGAGTTCCTCGGCCCCTACCTCGCCGCGCTCGGCGCGTGGATCGTCGACAACGCCCCCCGCCTCCTCGAGCAATTCCACGACTGGGCCACCAACGCCGGGCGCTGGATCGGCGAGGCCATCCCCGCGCTCCTCGACTCCGCCGGCCAACTCCTCGGCTCCCTCCTCACGTGGATCGTCGACAACGGGCCCAAGGTCCTCACCGCCGTCGCCGACCTCATCCCCAAGATCCTCACCGCCATCGTCGAATGGGCCCCCAAGATCGTCGCCGGCCTGGCCGTCGTCCTGTTCAACATCGTCCGGTTCGTCGTCGAGCTCGCCGGCCCCCTCCTCCTCGCTCTCGGCGGCCTGCTCGTCAAGCTCGTCGGGTGGATCCTGTTCGACGCCCTCCCCAAGCTCGTCGGCGCGCTCCCCGAATGGATCGGCGCGTTCATCTCGTGGATACCCGGCGCCATCGTCGCCCTCCTCGCCGCGCTCGGCGGCCTCCTCGCCAGCCTCGGCGCCTGGCTCCTCGAGACCGGCCTCCCCGCCCTCGCCGCCCTGCTCGGCCAGTGGGCCGCCGCGTTCGTCGACTGGGTCCCCGGTGCCATCGCCTCCCTCCTCGGCAAGCTCGGCGAGCTCCTCGGCGCCATCGTCACGTGGGCCGTCACCGTCGCCCTCCCCGGCCTCGTCGAGACCCTTCTCTCCTGGGCCTTCGCGCTCGTCGGCTGGATCCTCACCGCCATCATCGGCCTACCCGTGATGTTCGGGAAACTTCAGGTGGCCATCGCCGAGTTCATCATCGGCGCCATCCCCTGGCTCATCGAACAGATCGCCACCTGGGTCCCCGCCATCCTCTCGTTCATCGTCGGCGCCATCGCCGCGGCCCCCGGCATGCTCGCCGAGTTCGCCGGCATGCTCCTCGGCTGGATCGCCGGCATGCCCGAGAAGATCGCCGCCGCCGCCGCCGGCATGTTCAAGGGCATCGCCAACGCGTTCGTCTGGGTCGTCAACGCCATCCACCACCTATGGAACGACCTGCGCCTCACCATCCCCCCGCTCGAGGTCGGCGGCAAAACGGTCTGGGCCGGCGCCACCCTCGATACCCCCGACATTGCTGACATCCCCGCCCTCGCCCGCGGCGGCCGGGCCATCGCCCCGGGCCTCGCCGTCGTCGGCGAACGCGGCGCCGAGATCCTCTCCCTCGCCCGCGGCGACACCGTCCTCCCCCCCGACGCGCTCGCCGCCGGCAACGGGGGCCGCATGTTCGGAGACGTCAACATCACCGAGGCCCCCGACGTCGAGACCATCCTCGCCCGCCTCGACGCCCAACTCGCCTGGCGCGTAGGAACAGGACGCAACGGATGACCCTCGCCGCCCCCTCCCTCGAGCGATGGCAAGCCCGCCTGCGCGGCCTCACCCTCGGCGCCGGCACCGACTACGACCTCACCGGACCCATCGGCGGCCTCGGCGCCCTCGAACCGCGCACCACCGACCTCGCCCTCATCGGCGAGGGCGGCTCCGTGCCCGGCCTCGACACCCTCCCGCCGCGCACCCTGCACCTCCCCCTCGCCATGCACGCCCGCTCCCCCGCCGGCGCCATGAGTCTCCTGCGCGACCTCAAGGCCGCGTTCGTCCCCAACGCCGTCGACCTCGACGACCTCGACCTCCGCCTCCCCGGCCTCACCGACGACGACGAGACCCTCACCTACCGGGGCCGGCCCCGCGGTCTCGTCGAGGACCTCGAGCTCCTCCGCGCCGGCGAGGTCGCCGCGCTTGCCCGGTTCGACGCCCTCGACCCCCTCGGCTACGGCGCCCCCGTCGAGGGCACCACCACCGCCAGCCCCGCCCGGATCCGTCTCGCCGGCGACTGGCCGACCCGGGCCGTCATCCTCGAGCTCGTCGGCAACGGCGCCGCGCCCGTCATCACGTCGACCACCGACGCCGGCCGCCTCGTCGCCTGGGCCGTCCCCCTTGCCGCGGGCGCCACCCGTCTCGTCGACCTCTACGCCCGCACCGTGACCACGACCGCGGGCACCGACCGCTACGGCGAGCTCGACGGCGCCTCCACCTGGCCCCGCCTCCTGCCCGGGCCCAACGTCCTCGCGTTCGCCGGCATCGCGTCCCTCGCATGGTCCGCCCGGCCCGCCTACACCTGAGGAGACCCGCCCGCCGTGAACCTCACCACCGTCTGGCGCACCAAGCTCTACGAGGCCATCTGCCACGAGAATTGGATGCACGCCGAGGCCATCTTCCTCCGACTGTTCTCCGCCGACCCGGGCCTCGACCCGCCCGTGTTCGACGACGAGGCCGCCGGCGGGTCCTACGCCGGCCAGCCGCTCGTGATGGCCGACGGCGTCGACGGCGCCGGCACCAACGAGGAACCCGTCACGTTCAACAACATGCCCGCCGGGACATGGACCCACTTCGCGATCGCCGACCGCGCCGGCGGCACCGACCCGAACCACGTCATCCTCGTCGGTGCGCTCACCTCCGCCCGCACCACCGCCGCGGGATCGTCCCTTACGCTCGCTCCCGGCGACCTCGAGCTCACCATCGCATGAGCGACCTGGCCGCCGCCGCCACCGTCGACGTCGACGCCACCGCCGGCCTCGGCCCCGACACCGTCGTCGGCCTCGCCGGCCGGGCCCGGGTCACCGTCACCGCCTCGGCCACCCCCGCCGCTCCCGCCGGCCTCGACCGCCGGACCCGTCTGTGCGATGTCTGGGGAAACGGCATCGCCGAGCTCGACGGCGCCGTGCACGGGCCCATCGTGTTCGAGCTCAACCGGCCCACCACGTGGACGCTCACCATGGCCCTCGACGACGCCAAGGCCCCGCTCGCGCTCGGCCAACGCTTCCGCGAGGTTCAACTCTGGGCCGGTGACTGGCTCATCACGCAAGGCCCCATCGTGTCCCCGTCCACCGACGGCGACCGCCTGACCCTGTCCTGCGCGGATGCCCTCTGGTACCTCGACCATCGCCTCATCGGCACCGAGCTCCCCAACCGGCTCACCAACCCGACGTTCTCCGCCGGCATCGACGGATGGTCTGTCCTCGTGTCGCACCCCAACTTCGTGCTCACCGGCCCCGACTCGGCCGCCTACGTCATCGTCAACGCCGGCCTCGGCCACGAGGACGAACCCCGCTCGCTCGAGATGTTCCAACCCGACAACGTCACCCACCTGTTCGCGTTCCAAGAGATCACCGTGACCGCCGGCCCATTCGGGGCCGACGTCGCCCTCGACGCCTACGCCTGGGCGCCCGCCGGCGCCTCCTCCGCGGATGACCCCGACATAGGCGTCGAGCTCGTCCGGGTCCCGGCCGACTACCGCAACGAGGTCCTTCCCATCTCCGGCGCCCCGGTCCCGCCGGCCGGGTTCGGCAATCTCTACTGGGCATGGTCCCTCGTCGGCGACTGGCGCCAGGCCGTCGCCCGCTCCTCGTTCGGCGACGACCATCCCGTCGACACCTGGGTCCGGCACCGTTGCACCGTGCACGTCTCCCCCAACGCCACCGAAACCGTGCACGCCCGCCTATCGGGCCGCGTCGGCGCCGTCCTCTGGGCGCACGCCGGCCTCTGGGTCGACGAGGCCCTCGAGTTCTACCGGGCCGACACCGCCGAGCTCGTCGCCGGCCTCGTCGCCCATAGCCAGGACCCCGGCCTCGGCCAGTCGCCGCTCAACCTCGGCGCCGCCAACGCCCCCACCGGTGTCCGCGTCGACCGCCGCTACCCCTACTCGACACGCCTGCGCATCACCGAGGCCCTCGACGCCCTCGCCAAAGAGGGCCTCCTCGACTACTGGCTCGACGTCACCCCCCATGGCCGCAACGTCACCATCGCGTCGCCGCGCCGGGCCCGGGCCACGCCCCTCGTGCTCGAGCTCGGCCGCAACCTCGCCGGCATCTCCTGGGCCTACGACGGCGAGAACGCCGCCTCCGCCGTCACCGTCATCGGCTCCGGTTCCGACACCGGGCCCGGCCAACCCGAGGGCCACGCCCTCGACGTCACTGCGTTCGCCGGCGGCCTCACCCTGCAAAGCGTGCTCACCGCGCCCGCCGCCACCCCGCCCGTCCGCCTCGACGACGTCGCCGCCGCCATGCTGGCCACCACCGTCGACCCGCACACCCTCACCGTCGCCCTCCCCGCCGCCGCCGCCGCCGGCCTGTTCGCCCGCGTGTTCCCCGGCGACCTCGTCGAGGTGCGGGTCCGCCGGGCCGCGCTCACCATCGCCGGCGCCTACCGCATCGTCCGCCTCGTCCTCAACCCCGACAACGGCGTCGAGCTCACCCTCAACCGGGAGGCCTGAGATGTCCCGCCCCCGCACCCCGCCCGCCGTCGGCCCCATGGTCCGCGACCTCAAGGGCCGGCTCTGGGACGTCGAACGGCGCGCCGGCACCTGGGAACCCGCGACCAAAGGCATGAGCGCCGCCGAGCTCAACCACCTCGCCGACCGGTTCGGCACCCCCGGCGGTGAAACCGACGGCCTGCGCTGGGCGACCAGCCTGGGCGGCCCCACGAAAACGATCCCGCCCGGCATCTACGGCGTCGCCCTCGGTGAAGCCAGCTACGAGAACCCTGACACGGTCCTCATCGGCCCGAACGACTGGCCGGCCGACCCCGGCTACGACCCCGACCGCACCTACGCCGTCGTCCTGCCCCGCGACGGCACCTACTCGCTGTCCGCGTTCGTGTCCGTCACCCGCGGCCCGGGCGCCACCACCATCCCCCACGTGTTCCTCTGGGTCTACGACGCCCACAACGCCCAACTCATCGCCGGATGGTCCGGTTGGGACGACGACGTCTACGACCCGCACCCCCCCGAGGTCAACCGGGCCAACGCCCTCCTCGCCCGGGCCGCCGTCGGCCCGCTCCCCGCCGGGTCCTGGCTCGCGCTCGTCGCCGGCACCCGCGGGTCCGCCGAACCCGTCAACGTCACCCCCGAATCGTTCGACGTCGCCTACGTCGCGCCCCCGCCGCCTGGGTGGCGCTACTACCCGCCCACCTGAAACCGCCACCTCGCGGGTCCCGGTCGCTACCGTGGGCGCCCGGCACCCTCCGTCACCAAGGGAGACGAGCACCATGGCTAAGAACGTCGAGAAGCCGGCGGACATGGACCGCGACAAGCTCCGCGAGGAGGGCCAGGCCGCCGAGAACGAACGCATGGCCGCCGAGACCGAGCTCCACGGCGGCACCACCCGCGGCACGGTGCCCTGGGCGGAGGCCGACCAGGATCCCAAGGCCGCCGAGCACGCCGCCGGCGAGGCCGGCCACAAGGCCCGCTCCTCGTCCGCCGGCCACAAGGCCGCCGACTCCTAACCCCGGACAGGAGAACCGCCATGAGCGACCCGTACACCCCACCCGAGGATCCCGACGGCGACACCGGCACCATCCCGCCCGAACCGGTGACACCGGTCGAGCCCGACTACCCGAGCCCGGGCCAGTCCGGCGAGGACGAGCCCGGCCAGTGACCGATCCCCTCGACCCGGCCGCACCACCACCGGACCCCGCCGGGTCCGATCCCGGGTCCGGGCGCCGCTTCACCGCCGCCTGGGCCCGGGACGCGGCCGAGCGCGTCATCGCCACCGCGATCATCGTCGGCGCCGGCGCGCTCGCCGGCAACCTCGCCGCCGACGCCGCCAACTGGCAGGACGCCGGCCGCGAGGCCGCCCGGGCCGCCGGCATCGCCGCGTTCCAACTCATCAAGGTCCTCGTCGCCGGCCTCGTCGGCCAACCGACCTCGGCCTCCATGCTGGCCGCCGACGCCGGCCCCATCAGCCCGCCGCCGGTTCCCCTGAGGTGACGGCGCCGATGGGCCCCGACCCGGTCGAGGAACGCCCGCCCGACGACGAACCGCGGGCCACCCAACAGGCCGCGCCTGTCCTGCTCCCCGGCTACGAGCACGACCTCGAGGCCGGCGCCGGCCTGTCCGTCACCCCCGGCAACCCGCACGTCGTGATCCACACGACCGAGAGCCCACGCGGGTCCTACGCCAGCATCCGCAACCTCTGGCGCGGCCGGAACAACTGGGGCCGCGGCCTCCCGCATTTCCTCGCCGACGGCCGCCGGTACGTGCAACTCCTCCCGCTCAACGTCGGCGCCTACACGCTCGAGAACAAGGCCGGCGGCGCCGACACGAACCGTAGCGGCCCGGTGATTCAGGTCGAGATATGCGGCTACGCCAACGACGACTTCACCGACGCCGAAATCGACGCCCTCGCGAAATGGCTCGCCGACCTCGTGAAAGCCGGCATCTCGCTCGACCTGTCACAACACCCCCACTTCTACGGCGCCAACGAGGGCATCGTCCTCGCCCGCTACGACGCACCGCAACGAGTGAGCGCCGCCGCGTTCGAGTCGTTCAACGGGTTCATGGGCCACCAACACTGTCCCGAAAACGCCCATTGGGACCCGGGCCGCCTCGACGCCGACCGCGTGGAACGCATCGCCCGGGCCTACCTCGGCGACGAATCTCCCGACGAGGAGGACGATATGACTGTTGTTTGTGGCCATAGCGACGGTCGGAAGTTCGCCTGTTGGGGTTTGTTCAAGAGACATTTGAGCCCCGACGAGCTCGGCGGATTCCTGTATATGGGCGCCAAGGACCTCGGTACCAATGACGGGTTCCTCGCGCTGCTCACCGAGGTCCCCCGCCATAAGGTCGACGGGTCCTGAAGGGGAATGACACGGACCTCCACGCCGTGCTCCTAGCGGTCGACCTCCCCGGCGAGACCGCCATCGGCGCCGGCATGTTCGGCCTCCTCACCGCGTTCTCCGTCGGCCTGTTCCGCCGCCAGCGCGAGAATGACGAACGCCGCGACGAGCTCTCCCGGGCCGCCGTCGACCTGGCCGTCGCCCGCGAGACCCGGGCCCTCGACGACCGCGACGTCGCCCTCGAGCGCGAACGGGCGGCGCTGCTCAACACCGAGCGGGTCAAGGCCGAGCTCGCCGAATGCGAGGAGGCCCGCCGTGGCCGATGACCCCGACCCCCTGGCCCTCGCCGCCGACCTCGGTCGGGCGCCGCGACGCGACACCTGGCTCCTCTGGGGATTCATCATCACCCTCGCCGCCCTCGTCGGCCTCGTCGTGTTCGTCATCTGGCAAGTCGCCGAGTTCCGGGCCTTCCTCGACGCCACCGGGGCCTGTCTCCCTTAGGCGAAAAGGCGTCGTTACCGTGCGGTAACCGATGCTAAATCCGCGCCGAAATTGAGGCCCGAGTTTTCTTCTAGTCCCCCGTTGAACACGGGACCTTAGGGTCCTATCGTGCCCGTCACACCGCCGAGCATGGCGGGAAGGGGAGGACCCCCGTGGCCGCCGCTCTACTGGTCACTCTCGAGGACCGCCTCGAGGCCGCTCTCCGCATCGAGGACCCCCGCCGTCGGTTCTCCGAGCTCAAGGCGTTAGGCACCGAGGCCAGCGCGCTCACGAGTCGGATCGCCCGCGCCCGGGGCGCCGTCGTGCGGGAGCTCCGCGACGACGGCCTCACGTGGGCCGAGATCGGAGACCGCCTCGGCGTCTCCCGGGCCCGCGCCGAGCAACTCGACACCCGCCGCTAACCGAGGAGGCCGCCGACCCATGGCCGACACGTTGCAACTCCCGTTCCCCGCGCTCCCCGACTACCACGGCGTCACCCCCACCGGGATGCGCACCGCCATCACCGGCACCGGGAACCGGACCACCGCGGCCCATGAGATCGGCGACACCGTCGTCCTCGTCGTCGAGGCCCGTGTCACCGAGGCCGGCCACCTCGAGACCAAGGACGGCCTCGTCTACCGCGAGAGGTTGGCCACCAAGGACCTGTTCGAGATCCCCGCCGAGCGCGGCAAGCTCCTCGTCAACGGCCTCCGCCAGGCCCTCGCCGATGGCACCGGCACCCTCCCCGGTGTCGTCGACACCGAGGTCGCCGCCGGCGAGCGGGTCCTCACCGACGCCTCCGGCGTGGTGGCCACCCCGGCCGAGGTCGCCGACCTCCACGGCATCCCCCTCGACCCGCGCCTCGCCCCCGTCATCCTGCGGTTCTCCGACACCTCCACGGGCCGGTGGCCCGACGACTGGGCCGGCCTGGGCATCGCCGAGCGGGCCCCCATCGGCGGGTTCATGCGCCACCCCGGCGCCACCGACCCCGGCGACACCGCCCAAGTCATCGAGGTCCTCGACGACGACACCGGCGAGACCCTCGAACGCTGGACCGAGGCCGACGAGGACACCCGCCTCCTGGCCGCCGAGGCCGCCGCCCTGCGCGCCGAGGCCGCCGACCGTGCCCCCGACCGCTCTGAACCGACCCGGGTCGGCGAGCTCCTCCCCGACGCCGAGGCCGCCATCGCCGCGGGCAACATGGGCGCCCATCCCGACGAGGACGGGTTCGACGAATGGGCCGCCGTCGAGGACTGGCGGCGCATCGAAACGATCCTCGTGACCGTCCTCGAGCTCGACGACGGCTACCCCGACACCCTCGCCGACCCGCCCACCGAGGCCCGCCGGCTCCTCGACGCCGACCCCGCCGCCCTCGGCGACCGCCTCGTCTCCCGCCTCGCCCCCTACCTCTCCGAGCTCGCCGGCCTCGTCGAGGCCGCCGCCGGGCCCGGCCCGTTCGACCCGACCCCGCCCTCGAGCGGCCCCGACGACGAGCTCGTCGTCGTCGACGACGACGACCCCGAACCGCTCGACCCGCCCGCCACCCCCCACGGCTGGACGCGCACCACCTTCCCCGACCGGCCGGCGACCGCCGAACCCGCCGGCGAGGCCGAGGCCCTCGACCTGTCCGCCGACCGGCCCAACCCCGTCGACTACGCGTTCGTCGACCGTGGCATCCCCGAGATCCGCGCCGACCTGCCCGCCGTGCCCGCCCGGGCCCGGGTCCTGCGGCTCCTGCGCGCCGAGGAGGAGGGCCGGGGCCGGGGCCTCAAGCCCCGCAAGGGTGTCCTCGACCTGCTCGAGCGGCGCGCCCGCGAGTTGTTCATCGCCGCGGGGACCCCGCCGGTGGACATCGGTGCCGGGTTCGACGTGCCCGTCGACGCGGTCGCCGTCGAGGACTAGCGGGCCATGGCCCGAGTTCCGTTCCCGCGCCCGCTCGCTCCCCACCTCCCCGACGACCTGGCTCGCATCGCCGCGGGCCACGTCGACGCCGCGCTCGCCGTCATCCGCGAGGGCCTCGAACCGCCGCTCGTCGAGCTCTACGGCGACCACGAGGAACGCCACCTCGCGGCGGCCATGCGAGTCCTCGTCGACCTCGTCTACCACCCGCCACCGCCGGAGGACACCGATGCCCCGCAACGCCCGCAACGCTAGCCACGGCGGCCGCTTCTACGTCTGGGGCCGAGGCGAACGCTACTGGTCCGTCACGACCATCTTGTCCGCGCTCCCCAAGGACGCCCTCAAGTTCTGGGCCGCGAAGGTCGTCGCCGAGTTCGCGTTCGACCGCTCCAAAACGTGGTTCACCATGAACCGCACCGAGGCCATCGACTGGCTCAAACGCGAGCCCCTCCGCTTCACCGGTGAGCGCGCCGACTACGGCTCCGCGGTGCACGCCGCGGCGGAGGCCTACGCCATCGGCCGGCCCCTGCGCGGCGACTTCAGCGACGAGGAACGTGCCGCGGCCGGCCAGTTCCTCCGCTACGTCAAGCTGTTGTCGCCCCGGTTCATCGCTTCGGAGGCCTCGGTCTACTCGAGGACCCAGAAGTACGCCGGCACCCTCGACTCCATCGTCGAGATCGAGCTCGAGCGGCTCCTCTCCATCTGGGGCCCCGGCCTCATTCCGTGGCGGCCACCGGAGGGCCGGACGTTCGTGCGGCTCCTCGTCGACTACAAAACCGGTGGGGACATCGAGGAAGGCAAAGGCGTCTACCCCGAGGTCGCCCTCCAACTCTCCGCCTACGCGCACGCCGAGTTCATGGGTGCCCCCAACGGCATCGAGGTCCCCCTCCCCGAGGTCGACGGCGCCGCCGTGCTGCACATACAGGCCGGCGGATGGCGCCTCGTCCCGGTCGACGCCCTGCGCGACGACGTGTTCAAGGCGTTCCTGTTCGTGCGGGAAGTGTTCCGCTGGCGCGAGGTCATCTCCAAAGAGGTCCTCGGCACCGAGCTCCTCCCCCCGGACGACGACGCCGACACGCCCGGCGGCCAGGCCCCGGCCGTGGCCACCGCCTAACGCCGTGCCGATCCTCGACATTCAACACCGGTTCCGTGAGCTCGGCCGGATCCGTACCGGGTTCAAGGAGGACACCGGGCGCGTCTCGAAAAAGACCGGGAAGGCCATCATGCGGCCCGTCAAGCTCCCCCGGTTCCGGCTCACCTCGGTCTGGCAACACCTCATCGAACAGGCCGCCGAGGAGTGGGGAGGCGAACCGCGGCCCTGGGTCAACGAGGGATCGCGCGAATGGGAGGTCTACATCGAGGCCGACGTCATCGAGGTCCTCGTCCCGCCCGGCACCGAGGTCCTCAGCCAGTGGTACGAGCTATGGGAAGGCGGAGGCCTCGTCAAGCGGTGCGACGGCTACCGCCAGACCCTCGTGGATCGGCCCTGTTCCTGCCCGCCCGACCCGATCGTCCGCCAGGACGCCGCCGCCAAGGGCCAGGCCTGCAAGGCCACGACCCGCCTGCGCGTCATGCTCCCCGCGCTCGCCGACGTCGGCACCTGGCGCCTCGAGACCCACGGCTACCACGCCGCCACCGAGCTCGCCTCCTCCGCCGAGATCGTCGAATGGGCCACCCGGCAAGGCGTCATCGTCCCCGCCGACCTCTCCCTCGTGCACCGCGAAGGATCCCGGCGCCCGGGCCAGCCCCGCCACACCTTCTACGTGCCCGCCCTCGGCCTGCGCGGCCGGCTCGGCGCCGTCCTCGAGGCCCTCGGCGCGCCCGTCACCGACACCCCCGTCCGGCTCGCCGGCGTCGAGGCCCGCCCCGCGCTCACCGCCGGCGGCCCCACCGAGCTCCCGCCGGCCACCACCAACCGCCTCGACCCCCTCGAGGCCGTCGAGGACGCCTCCCTCCCCGGGCCCCCACCGGCACCGCCGCCCGAACCGCCGCCCATCGACCCGCCCGCCCCCGAGGGCCCACCGCCGGGCCCGCCACCCGACGCCGCCCTCGACGTCCCCGACGTCGTCGACACCCCGACCCCCGACGCTTTCGACCCGCCGCCGGCGCCCGTCGACGAACACGACGGCGCCCGCCTCACCGGCCCCCAGATCGTCGCCATGGCCTTCCAGAACCGCGGGATCACCGACCGCGCCCACCGCCTGGCCATCGTCTCCGCCATGATCGGCCGGCCCATCGACTCCGGCAACGAGCTCCGCCCCTCCGAGATCCGGGCCGTGCTCGCCGACCTCGGCGACGAGAGCTACGTTCTGCCCGCGGTGGCCGAGGTAGTCGAGGCCCTCCCGGCTCCGGCGCCGTCAAGAACCCTCGGCCACCGCACACCGCCCCCGCCGGCACCCGACCCGGCGCCGGCCGGCGACCTCGACGTCACGAGGGCCGGCTCCTGGGCCCCCGAACACTGGCGCGCCTACCTCGCCGGCGCCGGCGTCAAAGTCCTCGAGTTCTTCGCCGAGGTCCGCCGCCTGGCCGCCGAGCTCGACGAGGCCGCCCCCAACCGCCTCGAGGACCTCACCGAGGTCTCACCGTCCCTCGTCGGTCTCGCCTGTTCCTGGGTCGAGGACCGCGCCGCGGCCCGGCGGGGGCCGGCGTGACCGCCGTCGCCGGCATCGACCCCGCGGTGTCGGCCACCGGCGTCGCGCTCACCGACGGGTTCCTCGCCACGATCACCGCGGCTCGACCCAAGGGCCGGCGCGTCGACGTCAACGTCCGCGCGGCGCGCCTGCACTCTCTACGCCGGGCCCTCACCGGCCACCTCGGCCTCCCGCACCCCCGGCCCGGCCTCGTCGTCGTCGAGGGCTACTCCCTCGGCGGCGCCCGCGGGTACGCCGCGGCGCATCTCGCCGAGGCCGGCGCCGTCGCCCGCCTCGTCGCCCACGACCTCGGCGCCACCCTCCTCGAGGTCCCCCCCTCCACCCTGCACCTCTACGCCACCGGCGACGGCAACGCCGATAAGGACCTCATGGTCGCCTCCGCCCGGGCGCACGGCGGCCAGCCCGCCAACGGCGACGAGGCCGACGCGTGGTGGCTCCGCCGCCTCGGTCTCGCCGTGGTCGGCCAGGCCGACGCCGACCCGCCCGAGTTCGCCGAGCTCCGCGCCGGCATCGTCGTCCCCTACCGGGAGGTGACCTCATGCGCCTAACCGTGCGCGCCCCGGCGCGGCCCGTCCTGTTCGACTGGGCGGTCGACCGCGACGAGCTCGACGCCACCGACCCGTCCGGCCCCCCCTGGTTCGACTGGCCATCGCCCGGCTCCCGCCACGTCCGGCTCCTCCCGGCCGAGGAGGCCGTCCGGGCGCGCCTGCGGCCACCACCGGCACCCGAGGCCTAGACCGGCGATGGCCCGCGCCCCGGCACCCAAGGGCGGGCCGCCCCCCCACGACGACCGCGCCGAGGCCGCCATCCTCGGCGCCGCGCTCCTCTCCCCCGACGCGCTGGCCACGCTCGCCACCGAGCTCCGCCCCGTCGACTTCTACCGGCCCGGCCACGACCGGGTCGCCGCCGCCATGATCCGCCTCTACGAGTCCGGCCGGCCCGTCGACCCCGTCACCGTCGCCGACGAGCTCCGCCGCGACGGCGTCCTCGACATGATCGGCGGGCCCGGCGTCCTCGTCGACCTACAGGCCAACACGCCTCGCACCTCGAACGTCGGCTCCTACGCCACCATCATCCACGACCACGCCACCCTCCGCCGGCTCCTGCACTCCGCCGAGGACATCCGCCAGCGCGCCGCCGACATGCCCGCCGACGTCCACGAGGCCGTCATCTGGGCACAACAACGCGTCGCCGACGTCGCCGCCAACAACGGGGCCCGCACCTACTCCTCGCTCCGGCTCACCGACGTCGCCGCCCTCCTCGCCGGCAACCTCGACACCGAACAAGCCACCCTCCTCACCCGCACCGACGGCCGGGCCCTGCTCTACGCCGGCAAGATGCACGCCCTGTTCGCCGAGCCCTCCTCCGGCAAGTCCTGGCTCGCGCTGCTCGCCGCCCTCGAGATCCTCCGCCTCGGCGGCGCCGTCATCTACCTCGACCTCGAGGACTCCGCCCCCGGCATCGTCGGCCGGCTCATCGCCCTCGGCGCCGACCCGGCCGACGTCGCCGCCCGGTTCGCCTACGTCGGCCAGGACGGCCGGTTCGGGGCCGCCGAACGCCTCGAGCTCGACAAGCTCCTCGACGGCCTCAACCCCGACCTCGTCGTCATCGACGGCGTCGCCGTCGCCCTCGCCCGCGACGGCGCGGATGAGAACAGCAACGCCGAGGTCGCCGCGTGGATCGAGCGCGTACCCAAACCCATCGCCGCGAGCGGCGCCGCCGTGCTCCTCCTCGACCACGTCACCAAGGACCGCGAGAAACGAGGCCGGGGAGGCCGCGGTGCGGGCCACAAACTCGCCGCGCTCGACGGCGCCGCCTACTACCTCAACGTCATCGAACCGTTCTCGAGGGCCCGGCCCGGCGCGTTCTCCCTGCGCATCGAGAAGGACCGCCCCGGAGGAGTCGGCGAGGTCGGCGCCAACGCCGCCACCTGCCACCTCGAACCGCACGGCGACGGTGCCCGGGTCATCATGCGCCTCGACCCGCCCGCCCTCGGCGGCCCGGCCAGCGCCCCCCGCAAACCGACCTACGTCATGGGCCGCATCTCCGACGTCCTCACCGAGGCCAAGGTCCCCGTCTCCGCGACGACGCTGCGCCACCTCGTCAACGCCAAGGCCCGCACCGTCGACGCCGCCCTCGCCGCCCTGCGCGCCGAGGGGCACGTCATCGACCGCCGCGAGGGCCGATCCACGTTCCTGCGCCTCGTCACCCCCTACACGAACGACCCCGGCCCGGGCCCGCCCGGCGACCTCGAACCGCCGCTCTCCGATGAGCTCGGCGAGTTCTGACCCCCTCACCTACCGGGCCACCGCCCTCGTCCTCGGCGTCCTCGACTACGTCTACACCGCCGAGGACCCAGTCCCGTGGGACGAGCTCGTCGACGTGTTCACCACCGCCGCCACCCCCTACCGGACCGTCGAGGCCACCCTCTACGACCTCGTCGCCTACGGGGCCCTCCACCGCATCGGCCGGCCCGCCACCCGCCGGCGCCCCGACGGCCGGGCCCTGCGCGCCACCCCCCTCGGTCGGGCCTGGCTCGACCGGGACCTCCTGCCCCTCCCCGGCGCCCGAGACGTCCCCACGTCGACACCTGCCGACATGGCCACATCGCCACGTCCCCACGTCCCGACCCTGTAGCGTCACCGCATCCGCTTCAGGAAGGACCCGGCGCTATGGCCAGCATCGTCACGTTCGTCAACCCGAAGGGAGGAGTCGGCAAGTCGACCGCGTCGGTACAGACCGCGTTGACGGCCGCCGCGCTCGAGCTCGCCGTCCTGCTCATCGACACCGAGGGCGGCTCCGCGGCCCGTTGGGTGCACGTCGCCGGCGACGCCTGGCCCGCCAACATCGCGTTCGTGACCCACTACACTCCCGACCTCCCCCGCCGCCTCCCGTCCCTCGCCGCCGGGTTCGACGTCGTCATCATCGACACCCCCTCCACCCGTACCCACGAGGGCACCGTCGTCCCCTCCGTCGTCGCCGCCCTGGCCGTCGCCGACCTGGCCATCATCCCCACGAGGGCCGCCGCCCTCGACGTCGACCGCCTCCCCGCCATCCTCCGGCTCATCGAGGCCGAGAAGATGCGCCGCGACCTCGACCACGGCGTCCTCCTCAACTTCGTCGACGCCCGCCGCCACACCGCCAGCACCGCCCGCAAGGCGTTCCTCGACCGGGGCCTCCCCGTGCTCACCAACGTCGTCCCCGCCCGGGCCCGCATCGAGGACGCCGTCGGCGAGACCGTCCCCCGCATCGAGTTCCTCCCCGCGGCCCGCGAGATCCTCGAACGCCTCCTCGTCCCCACGCCGGCCGCATGAGCACCCGCCCCGACCTCGGCGCCGTCCTCGACGACGGGCCCATCTTCACCCCCGCCAGCCTCGCCGCCCTCAAGGCGGCCCGGAAGAAACTCACCGGCGAGATGCCCGCCGCCGACTACGACCGCCTCGGCGACTGGGCGCACACCTCCGGCGCCTCCCGCATCGCCCTCGTCGTGCACGCCCTGCGCCACGTCTACGCCGACCCCGAGGCCCGGGTCGCCGTCGAGGAGGCCGCCATCGCCTACACCCGCGAGCTCCGCGCCCGATGACCACCGCCCCGCTCCGTTCGCTCACCGAGCTCGCCGTCCGGGTCGGGGCCGTCGTCTGGCTCGCCCTCACGGAGGTCTGGTTCGCGCTCATGGCCGTCGTCTACTGGGTCGACACCCGCACCCGCGGCGCCCTCAGTATCGCCATCGCCGCGCTCGCCGTCGGCCTGGCCGCCGGCATCTTCCTCGGCATCATCACCACCTGGCTCGGCCCGTGACCGACTACCGCCGGCTCCGGTTCCGGGTCCTCCTCGACCATCACCCCGGCGGCACCGTCATCGTCGACGAGCTCGTCTACGCCGACGACCTCCCCGCCGCCCCCGAACGCCACGGCGAGCTCTCTGAGGCCTACCTCGCCGCCGGGCGCACCGTGTTCCTCGAGGCCACCGACCCCGACGGCATCATCGACCCCGTGCTCATGCGCTTTGACCCGAGGTGAGACCGTGCTCTACCTAAACGACCCCGCCCTCGTCCGCCGTGTTCTGCTCGCCGACGGCTGGCACTACGTGAACGACGAGGGCCTCCGGGTCACCGACCGCGGCGTCTCATGGGCCCTCGGCGCCGCCACGCACCCGGTCGCCGACGTCGCCATCGCCTCCGTTCGCATCTACGCCGCCAAGGCCGATGTTCTCGCCGTCGAGGAATGGGCGCCCGAACCCATGCCCGTCGACGGCCTCGACTTCGACCGCCGGCCACCAACGCCTCCCGCCCCGTAGCGGGCCCCGCCGGTAGCGTGACCGGCGTGGACGAACGCCGGCGCCTCCCGATCAAGCAAGGCGACCGCATCGCCTACCCCGTCACCTTCTACGACGACGACGCCCTCTACGTCCTCACCGGCACCACCTGGCGCGCCGAGGCCCGCCATCCGACCACCGGTGTCCTCGTGGCCACGTTCACCCTCACCCCCAACGCCGACCAGACCGCGAATCCCGGCGAGGCCATCCTCGGATGCACCCCCGCCGAGTCCGCCAACGTGCGCGGTGGCGAATGGCTCGACGTCGAGGAAACCGGTGAGGGCTACACCTGGCTCGAGTTCGAGCTCGACGTCTCCCGGGACGCCGCTCATGCCTGAGATCATCGTCGACCGCCGCCGCGCCACCATCGTCGCCGCTCGCCGGGCCGCCGCCGTCGAGGTCTACATCGGCGGCCGCCCCGGCCCCTCCGGCCCCGCCTCCACCACCCCCGGCCCACCTGGCCCCAAGGGCGACACCGGAGCCAAGGGCGACCCCGGCGCCGCGTCCACCGTGCCCGGGCCGGCCGGCCCCGGCGTGAAGCCCGGCGGCGCCACCGGCCAGGCCCTCACCAAGGCCTCCGCCGTCGACTACGACACCGCCTGGACCAACGCCGTTACCCCTGCCGACCTCGCCGCGAAGGCCAATGACAACGCCGTCGTCCACCTCACCGGCGCCGAGACCATCGGCGGGACAAAGACCTTCTCCGGCAACCTCAACATCAAAGGTGTGACCGGCGTCGGCTCACTGTCCTCGCCCTACGCCGACCGTCTGTTCTTCATGTGGGGAGTGCCGACCGGCAACCCGGTTTATGGCCTCATGTCGATCCCGGTTATCCCGGCCACATCGACCTCCGGCGGCTGGGGATTCTACATACGGGTCGACACTGAAGCGGGCGCGTTCACTGCAACCAACGTGTTCGGCGTCGCCATCATCGCCCCCGGCATCGGCGCCGGATCCGCCATAACGAACCTCTACGGCATGAACATCGCCCCCATGACCGCGGGCACTAACAACTATGGCCTCGTCGTCGGCGCCGCCAGCACACAGACGCTATGGCTCGACAACGGCGCCAACAACACCGGCCCGAACGCCGGAATTGGATTCGGAGTATCCCGGGACACGAACCTCTACCGCTCCGGCGTCGGCGTGCTGAGGACCGACGGCGCGCTAGCCATCGGTAACAAGCCCGCTCAGAGCGGCGCGATTCGCCTCGCCAACGGGGCCGTCATCACCGCCCGTAACGCCGCCGACAACGGCGACATCGGCCTCCTATCCATCGACTCATCCGACAACGCCATTTTCCGAGGACCTTCCAACCTCTACCTACAGGTCGGCGTCGTCAATAAGGTTGCTCTCCACGCCACCTACGCGGAATTGGTCGACGGCTACCCGCTAGCTTTTGGCACGGTCTCCGGCAGCAACATAGGCACCGGTCCCCTACAGAAGATCGGCTTCTACGGCGCCACCCCCATCGTCCGCCCCACCGGTACCCCCGCCGCCGACGCCGCCCTGTTCAACCTCGACCACGTGCGCGACGCCCTGCAACGCCAGGTGGACGCCACAGGCCTCCCCGCCGACACCCCGACGACGACCTAGAGCTCCTC